ACACGGATGAGAGCCAACTAGATGCCATGGCCGCTCGGGTGGCCGCCGTAGTGACTGAGGAACAAGCCGCCCGAGTCGACAAGCCAGCCGAAACCGTCACCCCGGACTTCGTGGCCAAGTGCGCTGGCTTCGCTGAAAAGGGGGATGGCATTCTGCACTCGGCGCTGTTCAGAGGAAAATTTGTTTATGTACCCGAGACGAAGACGTGGTTCCAGTGGGCTGGCCAGTTCTGGGAACAGACGCATGTCCACCGGGTGGAAGCGTCAGTGGATGAGGTCGGGGTCAAATACCGCGAGGTTGCGGCCCACTACGAAAAATTGGCGCAGGAAGCCAGCGACGCCGGCGACAAAGAACAGGCAACGCGCCTCTCCTTCTCCGCCGAGCGTCTTCGGAAGCGGGCCAGCTACCTGAATACTTCCCGTGGGGTAAATGCCTGCCTCAAGTTCACCTTGGCAAACACGGACCCCCTCATCACCAGACCGGACGTGTGGGATGTCGATCCGTGGCTGCTGGGCGTGGCAAACGGCGTGGTCGATCTCAAAACAGGGGAACATCGACCGGGGCGACCATCGGACTACATCAGGCGCGCCTGCCCCATCGAGTGGAAAGGACTGGACGAGCCGGCTCCGGTGTGGGAGCGCAGCCTGTCCGAAATCCTCGGCGCATACGAAGGCGTCGAGGACTACCTCCATAAAGTGCTTGGCTATGCCATCACGGGGATGTCATCCGAGCCTCTATTTCTCATGCTTTACGGGGACCGGGGGCGCAACGGGAAGACCGTCATCATGGAGACGTTGAAAAAGGCGCTGGGACCGTACATGGGGCCGGTGCCAGCCGAAATGTTACTGGACCGAAACGTACCCAAGGACCCGGACTCGGCCAGCCCTACCATCATGAACTTGAAGGGGCTGCGAATTGTCTGGGCGTCGGAAACCAATGAAAACAGGCGGTTCTCGACTTCGCAGGTCAAGCTGCTCTCTGGTTCCGACTCGCTAACGGGCCGCTATCTCTGGGATAAAGAAAACACCGAATTTCGGCCTACGCATACCCTGTTCCTGCTGACCAACTTCCTGCCCCGTGCCCCAGCGCACGATACGGCTTTCTGGGAACGCCTCAAACTGTTCAACTTTCCCTACCGATTTGTTGACCAGCCCAAGGGGGAATTCGACCGTCCAAGAAATCCCAAACTTGAGAAGGAGCTAGAGGGTGAACTGGCAGGCATTCTTGCTTGGCTGGTCCGGGGGTGCCTCAAGTATCAGGCGGAGGGGCTGCAGCCGCCGGCATGCATCACACAGGCCACCGGGCAATACCGGGTGGAAGAGGACACGATGCAACTCTTCATCGAGCAATGTCTCGAGGAAACTCCCGAGCCGGAAGATAGGATCAATGCTACGGAGTTGTACGAAGTCTATCAGGGCTGGTACCGCAAGTATGTTTCACCCAAGTCTATTCCTTCCATGCACCTTTTCGGGCGCCAGTTGTCCTCAAAGGTGGAGCGGCGCAAGGTCGGCGGCCATACCTACTACTATGGGGTGCAGCTGTCAGAAGAAGGAGAGCGCTTCCGGCCCTCTGGGAAGAGTGCCTGACGATATGCCCTTATGCCATTGCTAGGATATTTGGAAAGACGAAGCGCCTAGCAAAATATACTTTCATCACCGTGGGATAAGTGCGCCATGACGAAAGGACAACTCTCTAGGGGGGCCAACGCGTTTAAGCATATGACGTTTTGGCTATATGCCCCCGTGTCTTTGTCATAATGTCATATTTTTTATTTTAATAAATAAAAATAAATAGATAAAGAAAGGATATTAGGTAGGACTTTCTAAGCCTTTGGGAGAAAAACGCATGCCAGCGAATCTTGTTGACCTGCTTTCCGAGTATGGATTTTCCCCTGTGAAAAAGACAGCCACCGAATGGGCAAGTCCCTGCCCGTTCTGCGGGGGGAAAGATCGGTTCCAGATTTGGCCGGACGAGGGCGAGGGACGCGGCTATTACTGGTGTCGCCAGTGCGATGCGAAAGGGGATGGCATTCAATTTTTGCGTGACTTCGCGGACATGAACTACGGCGATGCCTGTAAGCGTATTGGCGTTGCGCCGGTGGCCAACCTACGCGCACCGGCACTGGCAAAGAAAAAGGCAGTCGAGCCGTTCGAGCCCGTCCGTCCGGATGACGGAACCAAGCCCGAACTCGATACAGCAAAATGGCGCACCCGTGCCCTCGATTTCGTCACGTGGACTTCAGAGCAGCTGCAGAAAGCTCCCGAACAGCTGGCGTGGCTTGCTGCTCGCGGTATCGACGCCGCCAGTGCCCGGCAATATCGGCTCGGCTATAACCCGGGCGAAAAGGGGCGGAACTGCATTATCCGTCCACGCGCCGTATGGGGGCTGCCTCCGGTCAAGCGCAAAGACGGCAAGGACAAGCAGTTCTGGCTGCCCCGCGGAATCGTGGTGCCACAACTGTCCGGTGATGAGGTGCAGCGCCTTCGCATCCGCCGGCTCGATGCCGACAGGCAGCAGTTCCGTCCCGAGCATAAGTATCATGTGGTCGAGGG